TGTTTTCGTCTACTCTCTCTACGAATTTACCCGCCATAAAATTTAGGTAGGTTAAACCTCCGTTTTGTGTGTTTTGCGCTCCTCGTGCCATTTTAATTAAAATTTAATTGTTTATAAATTGTTTTTTGGTACTCCTTAACGCGGTACTCGTCTCGTATGTGGTCTACTGCCATTAATAAGGCTCTCTCTATGTTTTTGTCTTTAGCCGCTAGAACTAAAGCCGCCGCTAACTCAATAGGCGCCCCGGTAAAATCTACCTCTAGGCTACCGTCGTTATTTACCTCTATTTTAAACGTTAGCCGGCTCATAGTTTTTCAATGGTGTTTGCGATTTCTTCTAAATTTTTAAGTATTTTCTGGTCCTGTATTTTGCCGCTCATTGTGTTTTTAACTCTTGATAGGCTAGCCTCTGGGTAGGCCTTCATATAAAGAGGGACCACTCCCACGGGTAAGCGGTCTTTTACCGCCTCTAGTTTTGTAATAAATTCTACTTTGTCCATAGTTTAAAATTGTTTAATTGTTAATTACTGTGTTTGGTTTTAGTGTATAGTCGTCTACTATTATAGGCATATATTTATAGTGTCTTTTCATTATCTTAGCTCGTTCCTGGGCCACCGGATTAATATAAGTAACTAGTTTACCCTTTTTTAGTTTTGCTACCTGTTGGCCTGTAGCTATTATTTTAACCTCTCTTTTTTTCATGCCACTAAGTTAATGCTTTTTTTATACCTACCAAAAAAAGAGTAATTTTTTTTTATTACAAATAAGTTTGTATATTGCGAATAAATTCGGCGCCGTTGTCGGGTTAAAAATATAATCAAATGGAAATTATAGACATTTTTTGTACTGCCATATTATTTATAGGCGTAATATTTACCTTAAAAAATTTAGAGTAATGAAAAGAGTATTAAATTATACCTATAAGGTGTACGACGGGAAAGACCTACTTTTAGTAACTCCTATATTAGCAAATGCTAGGGAGTTAGTTTACGAAAAATGGGAGGACGATAAGCTAGCCTTTAATTACGGTACGTTAACGATAAAAGGCTACAGAGTAGATAAAATTAGAACCTCTGAACTAGGCAAGAAAAAGCGAGCAAAGCAAAAATTTATAGGGCCGTTTTTACCTTTTAACTACAGTAACCCCCCAGGGCCGGACGTAATAGGATATTATTATAATAAAAACAGAAAAAAACAACTTGAAAAACTATGAAAACGGTAAACGATTATTTAAACGAATTAGTGGAGGCTAAAGCCTTGACGGAGTCAGGTAAGCTATTAATATTAAAACAGTTAGAAATAGAAAAGCTACAGGCTATTTACGAACACATAAATAAAAACACATGAAAAATAAAAAAATCAAATTAAAGCGCCCTTTAGTAATTTTTGACCTAGAAACTACCGGACTAAACCCTGCTAAAGATAGAATTATAGAAATAGGAATTATAAAAAAGTTCCCAGGACGTAAAAAAGAAATAGTAAAAACAAAGTTTATTAATCCAGGCATTGAGATACCGGAGTTAATAACCGAAATAACCGGCATAAAAGACGAGGACGTAAAAGGCGCCCCTAGTTTTAAAGCCGTGGCTAAATCGCTAGCGGAGTTAATTAAAGACTGCGACATAGCGGGCTATAATAGTAACCGTTTTGACGTTCCGTTTATATTACATGAATTTGAGCGGGCCGGAATTTACGACGCTTTAGACGGCGCTAAATTAATAGACGTTTTTAACCTTTATTGTAAATTTAACCCTAGAACTTTAACTCATGCTTACGCGGAGTACTGCGGCAAAACTTTAACGCCTCATAAAGCCGAGGCAGACACTAGGGCCACCCTGGAAGTACTAGAGGCTATAATAGGCGAACACGAACACGAAATAGAGGACGATAGCGTAAGCGGACTAGCAGAGTTAAGCAAAAAAAAGGATAATGTAGACGTGTTAGGAATTGTAGTAAAATCTGAGCGCGGCCCTGTGTTCGCAATAGGAAAACATAAAGGCGAACTAGTAGCGGACTGTCTTAGTTATTGCGATTGGGTAATAAGAGCCTCAGACCATAGCGAAAACACAAAGCGAGTTATAAAAATGATTATTGAAGGAAAGACGGGCGTTTAATCTTCACAAAGGCCCCAATATAATAAGACTTATTTAAAAGGTCGTAGCCTAAACTTATAGCGGTCCCTTTCGGAGTGGTTAACATTACGGAAGGGGCGACGCTAAAAGTAACGCCGTTACCTCCTAAAACGGCTCCACCCGACAAGCTAAATCTAGGCTTAATTATTTCGTTAGTTACTATCTGTTTAAAGGTGTCTACTCTGGTTATGTATTTAGGGAATTTAGGCACGTAAGAAAAAGACACGTTTTTTAGACTTCCCTTTAGTTTTGAGGTAATAACCCCTTCTATTAGAGAGTCTTTAATTAACGTTTTAAAAGTCTTAATACTGTCCGGGCTTATTGATATTTGAGTACTGGGCAAAGTCTTATAAACTATTTTCTCAACTGAAAAAAAAACCGTATCAGACGTGCCTTTTAAATACTCTCTTAAAGTGTCTGTTTTAACTATTGTAACCGCTCCAGGTGTAACCTTGTCACTATTGCACCCCCTTAAAAGTAAAAAGGCTAAAGAGGCTATTATAGCGTATAAAATAAAATCTTTATTTTTCAAGTTTACCTGTAAATTTTTCTACTATTGGCGAGGTTATTTTTTCAGCTAATTTAATTAAATCATACCCTAAAAAACCTATAATAAAGTCCCCAATAAAGGACCACTCTATAAACTCTGGGAAGTATTTAGGGGCTAAGTAATCTATTACGAACTCAGGAACGAACAAAGACAATACTAAGGCCGTGAATATATGCCCGAACCATCTAATTAAGTGCCGAGTATCAAAGTATTTTACTAGGCTAAACTTTTTACCTAAAAAAATACTTTTATTTTTTAAGGCAAAAAATAGACGTACAAAAGCGGACAAAAAAACGATTAGTAAATTCCAGGAGTCAACTATAAAAGGAGTTTCTTGTATCATTTTTTACGGTGTTTTCGTTTATTGTTAGGCCCCTTTTTTGGTGTCTGCTTACTTACCGGCTTAGGCGTTGGCTTAGGTTTTACCTCAGCTTTAGGCTCCGGCTTAGGCTTAGGCGCTGGCTTTTTTACTGGCTCCTCCTCTAAAGCTCTTTGTATTGTTTTTAAGTGTGCATTTACTATTTTATTGCTACCCTCGTAACTCATCATTAAAGCCGCGTCCTCTCGTCGGTCCATAAAAAAAGACTCTGTTAATATTGCGGGGCATTTAGTGTTTTTAAGTACGTAAAAATTAGCCTCTTTGTCTTTATCTCCGTCGGTTAGGTCAACTCTCGCCGCTTTATCCGGGAACTCCTCGGCCATTGCATCCATATAATAGCCCGCTATTGCGTCGCTCTTAGTTTGTCCTTTACTAGTGTAAACCTCAAAGCCTGTCCCTCCTCCTGCGTTACCGTGAATACTTATATATATCGCTTTGCCGTTCCATTTGTCCGTTAATTCATTCGCTTTATTTACCCGCTCTTTTAAAGGCGTGTCCTGTGGTCCTGGCACTAGGTTATAAAAAGGAATCCCTAGAGACTTTAATTTATAAGCTATTTTTTTAACTATCTCTCTGTTAAAATGCCCCTCGTAGATTGTAAAACCGTCGTCAAATTTATACATTTTATTAGGAGCGGTTACATATTTACCCTTATCAAGTCCTCCGTGTCCGTTGTCTAAAATTATTAAAGTGTCCTTTTTCATTTTTTACGCTTTTTAGTAATCCTTTTACAGGCTATAATTATCCGTCTCCAGTTAACAATTATATAAATAATAATATTTGCTAAGGTAGCTATTTTTAAAACTATAGACAAAAAGAGGTTAACGCTCTCTAAATTGACGCTTAAAAACGACAAAACCGCAGTTATTACTATTGTGTTTTTATCCCAGTTTATTTGTGATACCATTTTAACTTTTAGCCTTTTCTACGTGGTCCGGGTCTACTTTATTTAAACCGTCGGCAATATCTTTTCCTAGCTTTTTTAAATGGCCGCTTTCTTTATTTTGCCCTAAAACAAAGCTAATTGTTTCGTCTGGGTTTCCGAATAAATAGCCCTCTTTTTTTATTAATACAATATTCATTAACGGGCCTAGTATAACGTTGCCTAATTGGTCGTATGAAATAGCTATGTTTAAATTATACTTAGCCTTGTCTTTAGAAAGTAGCAACCCTAAAAAGTAACCTATCCCTCCTAATAAAGAAATTGATACTCTAGCAACTAAAGCAAGTAAGCCGTTTAATAGTGTTTTCATTTTTATCTGTTGTCTATTATTTGCGAAACTGCTAAATCATCAACGGCATCTTCAACTTGATGCTTTAAAGCTGTGCCCGAATCTAAATGATATTTTTTAGTTCCTAATGCAGTTAAAAAAAGATTACTTAAATCCGTTTCGCTTGTAATTTGATATATAGCTGTATCATCAATATTATTCCATTCAATAGGATATGTTAAAAGTTCTTTTGTTGCGTATATTCCTAAAAGGTTTTTTTGTGCATTGTCAGACAAAGGAAATTGCATACTTGCATAAGTATATCCCAATTCTATTAATTCGCCCGTACGCTCGTTTATTTCGTTATTCCTAAAGGTTTTATACTCGGCAAGGCTTAACGCTTTTATAGTGTCTTTTATAAACCATCCTTCTAAATTATCCGCTTGAAAGTCTCCATTTGCTACGTTGTTTCTAAACATAAAAACAGATTCTAAAGCAGTATGATAAACAAAATCTTGATTAAATAAACCCGTTAGCGCTTTTAATTCTGCATCTGTATTAACATTTATAATTAATCCTATTACTACCATTATTTAGCATTTATTACGCAATTTGAATTGCTCAAAGTTGTTATGTCTGACGTTCCGCTTGTATTCCTTATAAATATTTTAATCATGTCGCCACTTTCTAGCATATCTGTAGAAATAATAGGCACACTTTCAGCCCTTCCTTGTACTGTTGAACCTGCGATGGTAATAGTCCTTATTAATACATCTGTTTGTATTCCTAGTGCTGTTTCTTTTAATATCTTAACTTGTGCTACGTCGTTTGCTTTCCCTGTTAATGTCATTGTTACAAGTATTGAAACGTCTAAAGGTGTATCTGCATCATAAGTAAAAACCCCGTTTAACTCTGTGAACCACGTTAAAAACTTATTACTTGTAACTAAATTTGCTTGATACCAAACATTAGCGGTTGTTATTGTTGTAATATTGTCGCCCGTTGTTATCCATTCTCCACCCTGAAAAGTGTTTTGTATTCCTGTATTACCAGCGAAGTTAGAACGTGTACTAAAAGCAGGGAAACCGCTTGCAAAATCTGCAACAAATGTACCTGTACCGCTTAAATTTCCATCTTGCAATTGATATTGTCCATCGTAAGTAAAAGAAGTTTCTGGAAAATCATATCCAACACTAGTACCGTTAATTTGTAAATTTGCATTACTTGCAAATCTAGCCTCAAAAGTTACGGGGTCGGTTGGCGAACTATAAAAAGCCTTTCCTGTTTGCCCCATTATTGCAAACGCTCTAAACAAAGTGTTTTCAACCCTCCACCCTCCATCTGTCCAATATCCTGCTAATTCAAAACCATCAGCAAAGCCAAAATAAAACTGAGTCCCTATAAATCCCTGCCTAATATCTTTTATAAAACCAATTTTGCAACCTGTTGTAAACGCATCATTATCATCTAAACAATAAGCTGCGAATAAATTTATTTCAAAACTTGTACCATCTGGAACACTTCCATCACTTATGCACTCAAAAACCTGTTGATTATTTGCTGAGCAAAATATCTCTATTTCATTAATGAACATATTTGCACCGCCTTTAAAAAATAAATGACCTGCAACCGTACTTTTTAATGAACTTACATTTTGATTAAAACCTTTTATTGCTGTTCTTCTTCCAAATACTAGAGTTTTATTTCCAACGTCTAATTTAATAGCATCAATTAAATAGGTTTTATCCTCTAAAAATATTTCGTTTCCTATTGGTGCTGGAAAATCTGCTAAAGTTTGAATTACTTTAACGTTTTGATACAAGAAATTAGGAGGAAATAACGGAGCGCCTAGCGGAGTGCTAAAACTTCCTAACCCGTTTAAAAACTGTAGCGCGTCATTAGGTAAAACAGGTAAAAACTTTTTTAAGCCCTCGGTTATGTCGTCGGTATCGTCTACGTTCTTTTGAAACGAATTTAATATTTTTGTTGAACCTTGGAAGGTGTTAGGCGCTATAAATTTGTCCGTAACTAGCCCCGCGTTAACTTCGCTTTGCGTCGCTTGTCCTGGGTTTTCTTGATAAATCCACTCTATACCATTAGAAAAATAAACCCCTCTAGGGTAATAGCTACCGCCTAAGCTACCAGGTAGCCACGGGGTACCCTCAGACGCCTCTACAAAAAAACTTTCGTTAGCGTGGTCTGCAAAAGGAGGTAGCGCCGAAAAATTAGCCGCGCTTTCCATTGTGCCGCTACCGCCTGCCTCTAGTCCGTCGCTATAAATGTACCCCATTTAATAGGTGTTTTGAGTTTCTTGTATATTCATGTAAGCGGTAATAGTTCCCGAGGTTGCTGCGCTTACTCTTATTTGTATAAAATCCCCTCTAAAGTGGTTAAGCTCTATAGCCCCGTTGTCGTTCGCTCCGCTTATTGGTAGACTGTCTACTATTTTACCTTTATTATTTCTTAACGTTCTTTGGGACCAGTTAGCCCCGTTATAACTACCCCAAATAGTAGCCTCAGAGTTTCCTACTAAAGAAGTCCATACAAACTGCAAAAAAAAGCCAAAATTAGCGTTTAGCTTGTACGTAAATACAAGCGGCCCGCTAATATCGTCATTTGTAAAAACCTGTAAATCTCTATTTGCTCTCGGCATCTTCTTTTTTTAACTGCTCTAAAACTTCTACCGCCCCAATACACTTAATATAAAGTTCTTTAGCTTGTTCTTGTTGTTGTTTTAGCTGCTCAATTCTTTGCTCTAAAGTTAAAGTCTCTTTTTTTACGTTTTCCATGTTATTGATTTTTTACTTGTTTATAGTCCTGAAATTACAACCGTATATCCTAAAGCCTCCAAATCCGCTTTTACTTCATCGTGCGCAACTTGAATAGTTTGCGCCTTCCATGTTTCGGGGTCGTCTCCATTTGATAAGCTATAAGTTTTTGCATCGGTCAAAAATCCTTCAACTCCTGTAATTGAAATGGTGTTATTCCCAGCTTCATAGGCTGCTAAATCCTCATAGTAAGACGGTGCAACTTGAATACTTTTACCGTCTTTAGGTGCGGTAAATTCAAGTCTAGCGATTACGCTTGATATTGTTACGTTTGTACCCTTAAAGTACATTTGTTGTGTGTTTGGTGTTACTGTTATCATTTTGTTTATTTTAATTATTAATTATTTATACTAATGTAAAGGTTTTTGTAACTCCTCCAACGTGCATTTTTAAATCTGTTCCATCAAACCAAATCGCCCCGTTGTTAGGTGCTGTAGGGTCAACCCCAGCCTCTAAATATAACTGTGGTTCTGCCGTTGTGCTTGCTGGAACGTTTACAAATCCAGCACTAGCAACAAAAGAAGTTGTCAGCCTATCAGTTCCCCATTGCCCTAAACCGAGTTTACCGTCAACAGTAATTGCCGACCTTACAGAATTTGAAGTATTAACTCCTAACCATGTTTTTGACTGTGCCGTTGCAGCATTAGCTTTAACCTTTAAAGAAACTCCCGTTTGTGCATCTGTTTGAACGCCTACCCCCGAAGTACCAACGGACAAGCCAACAACACCGCTTAAACTTGTAAAAACTGCTATACCTCTATCTGCCGTACTTCCACTCGCTCTAAATGTGTGAACATTTGAACTTAAATGTGTTGCTACCGTTCCCCTAGTTGTTATATATCCCGAAAATTCAGCTAAGGCAAAGTTTCCAATACCAGAAAATAAATTACCAGCATCGTCTATTTTAAAAGAGTTTGTGCCAGAACCGTTTTTTGTAAGTAGTGTAGTTGTTCCGCTTGTTGCTCCAATTCCTTTAAATATAGTTGTGTTACCTTCAAAACTTAAAGTGTTTGCGCCCATTGTTACAACTCGTGCGCCTGTTAAAGTTAGGTCCGCATTTCCTAAGTTGTCCCCCCCTCCTAAATCCGCTATATCCTGCGTAGTACTTTGAACTAGTCCGCCGCTTTGCTCTAATAGAACCGTCTCCGCCCCTGTTAAAGCTGCCGCCGCTCCTTTGCCTGTAATAGCTCCCGGTTGTAAGGTTAAAGCGGTAGCTCCTGTAGCGTCTCCAGAGTGGTTGGCGTTTGTTGTTTTAGCCGTATTTGCAACAATCTCATCAAACTTCTCTTTAGATAATACTCCGGCTCTTGTTGTACTTGCTGCTTGTAAAGTTGCGTCTGTTCCGTCTGAGGAAGTTATTAACACTGTAGTGTTTGTAGTTGCCCCCTCTGCTAGGTCTGTAGTTACATTTGTTACCTTAGCAGTGTTTAAGCCTACCGCTGTCGTAAAGTCTGTATTTGGTACGTTAGAAAGCCCTACATCTGTTTTAGTTATTACAACCGTTCCCGCTTGTCCGTTAACACTTAAAACCTTGTCCGAGCCGTCCGACTTATACCAATTACCCGAATAAGTCGACGTACTTGCATTGTCTAAAATACATATAATTCTGTCTTGGTCTACCGTAAACTCTTGACCGTCTACCGTCCCCGTGGTCCCCGCGCAAATATAGGACCATCCAGCCTGGGCCGTTCCTCCTCCGGGAAATGTCCCCGTTGACGGGTCCCATGTTCCTTTTAAAACTACCGCCTGGTCTAATCCGTCTACCTTTGTTTTAACGTCGTCTAAATCTACCGCTCCGGTAACCGTAATAAAATCTAGTTTAGCCTTGTCTGCCGCGCTTAGCTCGTCGTATAAATCCCAGTCCGCAGGAACAAAAGCCCCCGGCCCCGTTACCTTATTAGAAATGTAAATTTTTCCCCCGCTAATAGCTCCCTGTCCGCTCTCATAAGTTGGTATTACGTTAAACTCTTTTAATCCAACTAAAGGCGCGTCCGTTAGCTTGTTGTAATTACTTACCGCTAGATTTTCGGACATTTCCCGGACGTCTTGCGGGCTAATTAATTGCGTTGTATTGTCCGGTTGGTCCGCTGCCGCTTGCGCTTGTAAATCCGCCGTGTTTTTTATTGTTGCCATTTAATCAAATCCATTTAAAGTAAAACCTAAATCAAAGCCGGAGCCTTGTAACGGGTTATTATTACCCGTGTTAACCGTTCTTTTTTTATCTGTTAAAAACTGAGCTACTGTAAAACCTTCTGGCGGAGTATATTCTACTACGCTACCCGCCGGCACTAATTTACCGATACCAGCTAAAGCCGGGTTGTCAGTTAACAACTTTATTACATTGCTTGAATTTCCGTATAATTGTACGCTCAAATCAAATAAAGTTTGCCCGCTTGTTGTGTTATAAGTAGCCATTTTATACCCTGTCCCCTGTTATATAAATATCATTTCCTTGTACTATAATATTGTCCGCCCTGTAGCCGTCGCTTTTTAAATGTATCTTTATCTCTCTTTTTAAGACTTGAATACCTCCAGGCCTCCCTAAATACCTCTTTACTCCTACGCCTAAAGTAGGAAATTCTTTATACCATCCCACAAAAGAATTAATAATATCTTTAACGTGTTGAGTGTCTGAGTCTGTTAAAAAAAAGTCCCCGGTGTTAGCGTCTATCGCTAAGTCGTTGTTTTCTAGTTTAAAGTCCCTACTCATAGCATAAAAATAGATATTTTTAAACTATGTTAAGCCCAAATAGCCCAACTTTTAGCCGTGCTTAACGTTTTCGTTTTCTAAATCCGCCTTTTGTGTCGTCGGAGCTATTGGGGTTTCTGTAGTTGCTGGCGGCGCTATTAATCCAGGAGAGGGCGAAGACCCTATTGTTGCCGTTGTTATATGCGTGTGACCGTTAAACTTACTAACAAGCCCGTTAACCTTATCTTCTAAGCGGTTAATTTTACTTACTAACTCCTCTATTTTAATAAGCCCCCCGAATTGGTCGCCCCTTATTTGTACGCTTTCAATATCTGAGTATAACGAAATAAAAGCCGTGTCTTTACTTAAAAAAGTGGCTATTACTACCGAGTCAATAACTGGAGTAATTAATAGCGGCGTCGTAGAGTCTCCAGCTATTAATTTTACATCTAATAAATTAGCGTCTCCGTTTAAAGGCTTTAATTCTGCTAAATTTCCATTTATAGAAACTACTGAACAGGGAACGCTATAAACCTCCTCCTCGTTTTTTACTAACGCCCTTATTAAGTCCCCTATGTCTTGAGTATCTCCCATTTATTCGCTAATTGGTATCTGGTTGCCGTCCGTGTCTAAATCGTATATTTTTTGCTTAATATAAATATCTTGTCTACCGCCTATGGACCAGCCAAAGCGAGTAACTACTCTAGTAACGATATACCCGCCGCTCTGCTCTGGTATCTCTTTATTAATTAACTCCACTATGTCGCCGTGATTAACTGCAGGAGTCGCAAAAGTGGTAAAGCTACCATCGTAACCGCTATATTTCAACTCGTCCTTTAAACGGTCCGCCGTGTTTTGCAAATCTGTTAAAGTTTTATTATTAAAGTATAAGGTACGAACTTCGCCGCTAGCGTCTCCAGCGGTAGCCTCTAAAGTTGTGTTATTATTGTCTATACTTTTACATACAACTTTAATTTTTCGCTCTGAGGCGTCTACATAGGTTAAAGAGTCGCCGTTAATTATTTGCGTAGTTTGAAACTCAAAAGAATATACCTTTTGTAGTATTGAAACTACACTAAGACCAACGTATAAAACGCCGTCTCTAAAAAAAGAATAAATCCCGTGTTTTTTTCTTAACTCATCCAAAACCTCCGCCGGTGTCGCGTTGGTTATTCTAAACTTTCCTAAGTTTTGCTCTGCCGTTATTTCATAAGATAGATTAGAAACGTCTTTAAAAACCTCTCCTAGTAGGTCCTCTAAACTAGGGTTATTTAAGCTAAGGGTTACGCTGTTTTGCTTTAACTTAAAAACCTCGTCCTCTAAGTCAAACTGTAAAGGGAATTTTTGCCGGACCCCAGCAATAAAACCCTGGAAAACTTGTACTAGTTTAGAGTTGTAGCCTACCTCTATAGTAGCCTTGTCGCCTATCTTAAAAAGCGGGTTTTTACCTCTTGTAATACTATCTACCGCCGTGCCGTCCTCTCTCTCGTATCTTATTTTTTTAGGGATAATTACTTTTGCTTTATCCGTCAAATTATCATAACTAGAATCTATATTTACCTCAGTAGAAAAACAAAACTCTTGCTTTTCAAAGCTCCCGAACGGGTCGTCAAACGTTATGCGGCTATCTAGTCTGTCCATTTATAATACGGTCCCACCCTCTGAAAAGGTGTTATTTAAAACTGTTAACTCTATAGGGTTGTCCGATACTGCCGTAAATTCAAATAATTGAGTGTTCTGAAACCCCTCTTGTTGTGGAAAATTAAAGCTCTCTATTACTATAGTTTCAATACTAAAAATGTCGCCTAAAAACCTACTAGCAACTCCTACCGCTACCTCTGCCTCTAAATATTCCCTAAGTTGTTGTACTTCTATTTCGGGATATTTTAAAGCTCCTGGCGAAACTAAAGCCCCTCTTACTGTAATTTGGTAGTCGCCCTTACTAATATACTCTTTAACGGTCCCAGAAACCCCTTGTATATTAGTCTTAATTATTTGTTTTTGTTGTGATACATCAATTAAGACTGTGTTTATTATAAAGTTTTCGTCTAGTCCATCGTTAGCGTAAATATTGCCATAACTAACCGTATTGCCTTTATTATCTTTATAACTTCCAGGTATAAAAATAAGATTAGCAAATACCGGAGTACCTAAATACGTAGTGATATTAGGGTCGTTTTGGTCTGGCTCGTCTACATTAAAGCTAGACTCGTAAAACTTTGTCCTTAACGCTTTTAAACCGAAACCCCTAACCACTATCTCGGGGTCTACTACTGGGGCAAATTTGCCGCTTATTTTTTGCCCTTTCATTATCTCGCTATATTGTTAACATTATTAACCGCGCTTAAAAGCGCCTGCGCTACCATGTCCTTAGTTTTGTTGTTTATGTCGTTTAGGTCCGTAGCGGTTATATTAAAAGTTTCTATTAATTTGCCTATGTCTATATTAATATTTGTAGGCCTCCCGGACTTAATGCCGTCTACGCTAGAACTAGATTTTTTCCCCGCTTTGCCTGTAGCTGCTCCAGCTAATCCCGCCGCTCCGCCTAGCCCTCTGTCTCCTGGTTTTAAAACCTGGTCAAAGCCTACCGCCTTACTTTCTTTAGCTAGTCCTTTTAATTTCAAAACTACTTCCGGCTCTTTTTCTGGCTTTAGCTCTCTGTTTAAATTCCTACCTATTAATCTAGGTTGTACTTTTATATCCTTCTCAACAAAAGCGTCTTTTAAACCCTCTAAACCCTTCTCTATTTGCTTAGGGTCCGCGCTAAATATTCCCGCTATTAAATCGCCTACCCCTCCTAAAATGTCCGCCGCGCTTTTAGCTATATTTACAAAAACATCCCTAAAAGCTAAAGCAATAGCTTTAGCTCCGGTTACTAATATTGGGAACGTTTCAAGTAAAGAAACTATCGCTTTTTTTATGTTTAATAAAAACCCAAAAGCGCTTTTAAATATAGTAACCGCCGCCTCAAAAGCTGGCTTTAAAAAGTTTAAACCTTTTTGTAACATACTAAAAGCCATCTGCAAAGAGTCCATTACAGAGGCGCCCCCTGTTAACTCTGTAAAAAAGTCTGAGGCCGCCGCTCCTATCTCTTTCCACGCGTCAGTTAAAGGCTTAAAAGCCTTAGCTACTATTTCGGCGTTAGCTTTAATAAAAGCAAAAGCCTTTTTGAATAAATCCATGGCTCTATTTACTGCCGGCATTAAAGCCCTACCTAAAGTTAACTTTAGCTCTAGCATAGAGTTATTAAAGCGGTTAAAATTCGCCTGGGCGCTATTAACCGACTTTTCTAAACCTGGGCCAAATGTCTTTTTTAATTCGTCGCTAAATTTCGGCAGGAACTCGTCAGAAATTAACTGCCCTTGCTCCATCATTTTGTCTAGCTCTTGAGTAGTTACCCCCATAGCCCTAGCCGCAATATTGAACGCTCCCGGTATTCTCTCTCCTAATTGGCCCCTAAGCTCCTCCGCTTGTACTTTTCCCTTACCCATCATTTGACCGAGGGCCAAAAATGCACCCTTAGACTGCTCCGCGCTTAACCCCATTACAGAGGACGCTACTTGAATACCGTCGAAAACATCGTTAGTAGCTTGTCCCTCTAGTTTAGTACCTAGCATTGAGGCGGACAAAGTTTTAAAACCCTCCGCACTTGCTAATAAATCAGTACCTAATAACTCGGAGCGTTGCCGCAAAAAATCCATGTTCTCGGCGCCCTTTTCAGCTCCTCCGCTTGCAAAAGAAATAGCGTTTTCTAAGCTCTCAAAGTCCCGCGCTACCTTTACCGACTCGCTAGCAAATTGAAAGGCTTTCATAGCCGCAGCCGCTAAAGCTAAAGGACCTATTAAACCTTTAATAGACCCGCCTAGCATAGACATACCTTTAGAGCCTTTTTTAGCTTTGCCGTTTAGCCCTCCCATAGCTTTGTCGAGGCCCAGAGCTTTAGCCGTTGCCTTTTTTAAGCCAGGGCTTAACTTGTCATTAAGCGCTATTACGTAGGTAGTCTTTTCTGCCATATTATAAAAGTACTAAAAAAGGGGGTTATTAAACCCCCTTAGCCCTTATTTTTATACTTCTCGTTTTCCTGGGTTATTACCCAGTCTAATTGTGCACAAAGTTTAAAGTAATCGTCGTCTTTTAACCCCGTCGGGTCTATTTTAAAATGAAACCTTAAAAGGGCGTCCCATTGGTCCCCTTCGTCCTTATCAATCTTAAAACGTGCTATTTGTTCGTCGTAAAAGTTACCGTTTCTAAAACCTCCTATATTGTGAGCTAAAGATAAGTTTACTTTTTCTAAAATCTCTACGACGTTCGTACGTTTCCCTTTTTTACTGTTATTACATCAACTAACAACTCAGAGGCGGCCCTTAACTGGTCAAAGTCGTTTATTACGTCCTCTACTGAGTCCCCGCCTACATGAAGCGAGCGGAGTATCATTTCCGTAGCTTGCAAAGTGTCCTTTTCTAATAGTTTTTGGCTAGCCGAGTAAGTAACCCTGTCTATTTTACGTAAAAAAATAGTCTTTTCGCCGTTCTCGTCGCTTTCCGGAATGTCTAGCCAGTAAATTTTACTATGCTTTTCCTTTAACTCGTTAAATACTTTTTCCATTTTTCCCATGTTATAAATTTTAGTGAGCTATAAAGGTAATAAAAAAACCCCGACTAAAAAGCCAGGGTTTCCCTAAAAATCAAATTATAAACTACATTATTATGAAGTAAGCGATATAAAAATAAGCAAAAAAAACCCTAACTAGCAAAAGTTAGGGCCTTTTTACATGGAAAAAGTAAAAAGTTTTTTTTTATTGCGCCCATTGAATATGGGAAACCGCTAGCTCTAGCTCTGCAATTATATTACTGTCGCCCTCAGACCCGCCGCTCGGCGTGTTCTTAAAACGGCAGTTTTTAATAATATCAGTTACCGGAGGGCTACCTACTGGCAAATACGATACCGTAATATCGAACTCGCTAATATTTTGTAGCCTGTTCCCTGTAGCCGCAGCTAATAAAGCGTTAAGCTCGGCTCTGTCTATAGACATAGTACACTCGCTCTCTATCTTACCTAACCCCCTAGAGGTTGGAAACTGGCCCGCGCCAAAGTTTTCCACTACCTCCTGTGAGTCTGAGTAATTTATCGCAGTAATACCGGCTAGAGGCGAACCTAAAACCGTTACTATAATATCTGCATAAGCGTATGCTTGTCCGTTTACTAAAGGTGTAAAGTTTGGCATTTTTTATATTTTTTATAGACTCGGTACGAATCCAATGTTAATAACTATCTCTCTAGCAACTCCTACCGGAACGATTTTTAAAGTTATTTCTAACGTTCCCGTACTAATTACGTCCTGGGCCGCGTTAATAATAACCTCGTAAGCGCTAACCTCGCCGTCCGCTGCCATTGAGTTAATAGCTCTGTCTGCTAGAGCTTTAAAAGTCTTAATAGTGTCCTCTCTTAGTGTCCCGTCCGCGTTAGCGTTTAAAGGACTGCCTAATTTTGGAACTATAAAAGTTCTTAAATTTCTAGTAGCTTTATCTATTGTTCTATTGTTTTCTATTGTCGCTAAGTCGTTAGTAACTGCCGCAGACGTGTAAGAGTCATTGTTAAAAGTGTTAGTAAAACCAACTTCTTTAACTAAAAAATTATATCCCTTATCGTCTATCGCTTCAACTAGTGCTGTAGCCGCCAGGGTTACGTCGTCGCCGTTCGCAAAGTGAGCAACATCGAACTCTAGCCCGTTTGTAACCATTGGGAACTTTTCGTAATAACTAATAGACTCGTTAACGTTAGCAGAAGAAACCGCGCCCAATTTAGCCCCCATATCAGTTACAGACTTTGCAGTAGAAACCGCTAGAGCCGCCCCTTTTGCGTTTCCGTCCTGTCCGATACATACCGAAACATTAGGCGACGTTAAAGTCCTTAAATCTGGCAATAGTGATAAATCACTAGTAAGACTAATATCTGGACCATAAAGGATAGATAAAGGCTTGCTTTCGCTCTTTAAAGTAGTAGCTACCGCCTGTAAAGCCGTAACCTGTGAAGTAGCAAAAACCGCCTCCACGAAATAAACTCCTACTTGTCTTATAGTACCTAAAGCCGTGTCCTGTAAAGTTTTTACCTCTACAAAGTCTGGCGCTCCTACTGGTACGTCAAAATAACCAATCCAAAGCTCGCCGCTCGGTTGTTTTTCGAAAAATTCTCTAATATGATACCATTCTGTCCCGTGGTCTACAGACCCCTCTATAATCCCTAAAGCCTCCGCAGCTTGTAAAGAGAAAACTGTTTTAATTCTATCCGACGCCGTAAAGCCAGCCGGTAGAGTATCGTTATAATATACTACCCCGCTAATATGGTCCTTAGATGCTAAAGGCGTGCCTAGTCCGGCGGTATTTATATTAAATGTAACCTTATTTAGTGCCATTTCTTTTAGCTTTTTTAGGTTTCTTAAATTCGTTAATTGTTAGGCCGTTTTTATGCGCGTGCCGCTCCGCAAAAGGAAATTCCAAAAAGGCTAACCCGTCGGAGGTAATAAATACTACCTCCGACTTGTTAAAATACCTTTTAGCTATTTTCTCTAGCTTGTCCATTATGCCTGGATTAAAGCGTAAACTCCCTTCTCGTCGTTTCTACCCGCAGTTCCTCCGGCTCTTACCGCAGCATTAAAGATAGACCCTAAATAAAGTGGGTTGTCCATGTCTGCATATACTTTTACCGCTCCCTCTGCTCGTCTTACGTAGCTGTCAGACCATGCTAAAATTCCTAAGTTATCAGTTACCGCCGTTGCAGCTCCTACCGCTTTTTTAGCTCCTGCCGCATCGTAATAAGTAGCGCTAGACCTTTTAAATACTTTCATTCCGAAAAGCTCGCCTACTTGACCGTCTACTGTTGGCTTTCTATTAACATAGTCAAAGTTAATAAAAGAGTCGATTTTTAATAGTTGAGCGTATAGTCTCGCGTCAACTAAAATGTTTCTTTCGTCGCTTGCTACGTCGTCAATATCGAACTTGATAGCTAAGTCGCTTAAATCTTCTCTAGTTAAAGAGTTTCTCGTTCCTGTTGCTCCTGGAGCTAGTGCCGTAGCGTCTGCCGTTCCTGTAGTAAAATTCTTTTGTGATGCTAAAGTAGGTGACCATGAAAAAGCCATTTCCTCTGCAATTCTTGTATTAAGCGCTTTAGTGTGGTCTTTTAAAATGTCCATTCTTTTAGAGTAGTTTGTAACGATTTCGTTAACGTCCTCTATATGGATAGGGTCAGTAGCGTAGTTGTTTACTGTGTAAACTTTTACGTCGTCCGTTCTTTGTGCCGGAGTCAATGGAAAAGAGGAAGGGTTTAAGGTAATCCCTGGAGTAGCGCCCGCTTGTGGTACTTCTACAGTTCCGAATTTTGCCCCGATATTACCGTCTACTTTTGATTGCTTATAAAATTCATTCTTTGGGAATAAATTCTCTTGTAAGTCTTTGCTAAATAATTGTACTATTTGTTCAGCCATTTTTTAAATTGTTTGTTGTTAATAAATATTTTTATGATTCTAAATAAGCCCCTAACAAGTCGTCGAACTTCTTAGGCGTTTTATTTTTCATTTCTTCTAATCCTTTTGGGTCCTCTTGTCCCCACTTTTGAAAATCCCAATCTTTACGGCTTTCCTTTTCGTCTGGATTAATTTCGTTTGTCAAGTCTGGCGCTTTAACTGAGGTAGTAACCCCGCTTAAAAGTATCTTAGTACCCTCTAAGTCGTTAGTAGCTGCCGTAATCCATGACTCGGAAACGTCCGCCTTAATCTTACCTAATTTTACCGCGTTTTCTATTAACTCTGTAGCCGCTTGTCCTTTAAGCTCTGTTAAGCTAGCCTCTAGCTCCGCTACTTTAGAAACCTCCGCCTCTTTTTCAGCTTTAACCGCCTCTAAGTCGTTAGTTAATCCCTCAACTTTTGAAACCTCCGCCTCTAAGTCGTTAGTTAATCCCTCAACTTTAGCCGCCTCAGCTTGTAAAGTTTCTACGGAGCTAATAACTAGCTCCTCTGTAGCGTTTTCTATCGCTAAAAGTGTACCTAATTTATCCATTTTATTGTTATTGATTAAAAATTTATTGGTTGCCATAAATAACGCCTCTATGTCGTTAGATATTATTAACTCTGGCTTAATGCCTCTAGTCTGTTCTATTTCGTCAAAAAAGCCCATTTCCGTAGCCTCTACCGCCGTTAAAACCGTCTCTTTGCTTAGCATTTCGCTAACCTTTGCCTCGCTTAACTCTGCCTTTGCGCTTATCATAGTCTTTAAGCTGCCTAACATTTTGTCTAATAGTGTAGCGTCTACCTTTGCCCCTTTTGGAACCTGTGGGCCGTGAGCATGAAATAAGCCAAAGTCCACTATTACCCTATGGTCGCCAGCTTGCGAAATTATACCGGCCATACTAGCCGCTAAACCTATCACTCTAGTTATTGTTTTAAATGGAGCGTCTTTTATAGCGCTAAATATGCTAAAACCCTCTTTAATTGAACCGCCTACGCTATTAATATCTATAGTAACCTCCTCAACTCCTTGAGCCGCTAAAAACTCTAGCTCTTTAGCGAAATTGTCGCCGTTAATTCCCTTAACGCCGTCCTGTGAAATAGGGCGTCTTATAGAAACCTTAGCGGACTTAACGCCGCTAGCGAAATTAGTTATATAGTCAAAACTATTCATATTAGGACTAAATTAGTTACTTTTACAAGTAAAACCCCCCTCTTTTGGTTATAGTTGGACCAGAATAGCCCAAATAAAAAGATATGTCTATTAAAAAAACCGAAGTTAAAGTACTAATCCACGGCCGCCGCCGCATCTTATTTGAAAGACTGAAAAATAAAAAAGACGTCAGTAACTCCGCTATACTTAGGGAGTTAATGGACTTTTATTTTGCTAACCATCCAGACTGCAAAGACAATTAAGTAATATCTAAAGTAGCCCTATTGTAAGTATATCCAGTAGGCGGTGTAGTACTTCCATATACGATTGAGTTGAAAATTATTTCAAAGTCAACGCCTGGCCACCCTCCGGACGGCTCTGTCATAAATACGTCTCCGTTACTGTCTATAGTTAAAGACGGTCTTTCTAGGGAACTGTCCGAAAACTCGGCAAAAATAGGAATAGGTCCAAATATCCCAATATTTGACTGGGGAAACCTAAAAAGTTGAAGCGGTGAAGAAGTTTGTATTCCTGCTAAAACTTTTACAGACCCTCGCATCTCTGTAAAACCGTTTTTATCTACTCTACTTATTAAGTAAGGTAAAATAGTACCTACTGACACACTAACCAAAAAGTTAGACGCCGCCGAAAAAGGAATTTCTGTCAAGTGAACGCCTAAACCGGTAACCCCTATAGCCGTGTTAACTGTAAAGTAGTCCTCGCCTTTAAAGTCGTTAGGTAATCCAATTTGTAAAACCGCTACCTCGTCAAAACTTGTTATAGTTGTAGCCGCTGGCATCTGTAAAACGCCCCCCACTATCTCGCCTAGTTCTGCTATAGCTAAATGCTCTACTAAAATAGGTTTACTGCCTCCGTCGTCAAATACTCGGTTAGTTACGGTGTCCGCTCCTTTGAATATATACAAAAGACCAGGGTTAATCGCTCCGGTGTTATAAGTGCCTCCTGGGAAGTAACAAATACGGCCGCCGCTTAAAATATAGCCCTCGCTTACTATTGGATTTTCTGGGTCTGTATTGTCGTACTCTAACCCCGCCAATATTAAGGCGCTTTGAAAAGCCGGACCGGTAGGGACCGATAATAAAGGAAGTACGCGCCTAAACGCATCATAAAAATTTAAATAGTCCGCCGTATTGTTTTCTTGAACTCTTAAAATATCGTCCGCAAATATCGGAGCGCCCCCAGTTTCTAACTCGTTAGAGTTATTGATAAAAACCGGCGTTTTTAGTTTTGCTACTGCCATTACTTTAGTATTGAATTATTGTATAAAATGTAGAGTAAGGCCTTAACCTGTCTACCTCTGTTTTAATTGCTGGTTCGCCTACCGCAGCATAAACCGCCGTAGGTACGTAAACTATAAATTCTCTATTATTAGTAACCTCCGACTCGTTATAAAAATAAGTAGGAGGCTCCGCCTCGCTCTCGTTAAAAAGAAATAAAGGCGCGAAACCTTCGCTCTCATTAAACAAATCTAAAGGGGTTATATTGTCCCCGGAATTATCTATATAAATAAGAGGCGCCGCCGTTACTCCAAAAGTGTCGTTTAAAATAGACTCCATTAAAATACGCTGCCCGTTATGCTTAGTTTGCTCCTCTATTAAAGGCTTGAACGTAAAAAAAGTATCGTTATGTAAAGTTTGAACGGGAGCTAATAGCGCCGTTATAAAAGACTTATTTACCGGCTCCCTTTTGTCGGGGGGTAAATAATCTATAACAAAGTCCGCGAAATTTATATTATAAATACTCATCTTATATATTCGGCGTTTGGTCGCTAGGTGTCATTACTATAATATCGTCAAAAGTAAAACCTGGAGTGTCCTCCTCTGTGGCGTAACCGGCCGCGGCCTCTTTTTGAACTTGTATAATAGGGTTTGTATTAACCGCCTCGGTAGCTTTCCTAGAGGTAATTAAAAAGAATTGAGAATTTAAACCGCTTACCCCCTCAACTGCTTGTATAGTGTCTATAAAATCAGCCCTAACTATTATGCCGCTAAAATTATCAACTGAAATATTTTTTAAATACTCATTTAAAGCGGTTATTATATTAGCCTTTACTGTTACCGGGTTATATTGTTTAAAATAATAAATTTCTCCTACTGAAATAGCCACTCTGTCCGCATTTAAACTAGAGGTATCTATAGGAATACCTACAAAACCTAAACGGGATAAATACCCCTCTAAGGCGCTTATTTCTGGAGCCGTTAACGGTATAATACCCCCCGAGCCGTCGTCTTTTGCCGCCTTTACAAGTACCCGCCCGTTAGATTGTTCTTTTACTGCCGCTCTGGTAACTATCCTTAAAGACGCATCTACTACCGGATAAGTTACTTTGCCGTCTACTACTTGCACTACTTGTGGGCTTAAAGCGTCATATTGAAACTCTAAAACCCTTTTTTGTAGCCAGTCCGCCGTCCCAGGAACCGCCTCTCTAGCTATTTGCTCTAGTTCTAACCTAAGTAAGTCGTTTAGCTGCTCCTCTGTTTCTATAGCCTCGGCTACTACTCTAGTGATTAGCCGCCAAAAAGCCACCGCAGAAATACTAGTAAGCCCGCTTAAAGTCGGGTCCGCTTGTACTGCTGCTATAATTTCGTTTTGTATTTGTTGGATAGTCCTAGCCATTTTTTTAGTTGTCGTTTACGTCTTTAGCGGTCCTTATATCGTCGTCCGTTAAAGGGTTAATTATTACCTCTGGCGTTAAGTTAAAAGTTAACGTTACAGGCGTCCCCTGGTCTGTATATTTACTAGCGTCAATTACTCCCGCTTTATAATCCTGCACAAACACATAGTAATTTGTTCGGTCCTCGTCCGTCTCCTCAAATATACGGCTAAAAGTTTTAATCCCGGTATCGCTCCAGCCTTGAAACTTAGAGAAAACCGTTTGTTTTAAATCTAAAACCTCTAAAACCGTTTTGCTTATAGATAGCCGGCTTTTTGTTAATTGGTCCGCTATGTAAAAGCGTACCGTTACATCTTCGCTTTGTTGTACTCCAGCGGTAAAATTTTTATACTCTGCCCCGTCTGGAAACGATATGAAAAGCGCCGGAAATGCAAAAGAATCTATTACCCCTGTGTCCTGCTTTGTAAATTGGTCGTTGTATAGGTCCACGGTTTTAAATTGTGGCAGCTCTGCCGCTATTCTCGCTAAAATTCCCTCTATTAATACCCTTTGCATAGCCTAAAATTAAAGTATTTTTTTTAGCCTCCGCTCTATTAGTCTACTTATTTTTTTACTTAATACCTTACTTTCGCCCATAAATTGACGCTTAGGCATAATAAAACCTTTACCTCTACCAGCACGAAGGCCGAAATTATGGACGCTTGCGTATTTTGTAGGCGTCCCGCTTACTCCTATAATGGTCCTAGTAGCGCTAAGGCTTGAACGTTTTATAGAACGCTTTAAACGCCCGGAGCCTTTACCTATTAATATACCCCTGCCCTTATCTTTGTTATTTTTTCTAGGCTTCCACTTTTCCAGGCTCCTGTCCATAAACCCGCCCAGCTTAAAGTTAGCTTTAAAATGGTTAACCGCCTCGTTAGCCGCTTGAGCTAGTATTATCTTAGCGTTAGCCTTAAACTTCTTTTGCGCGGCCTCTAATTGTGGCGAAAGTTTATTTTTTTTAGGCATTAGGCGGCTCCGGTAAATTAAAATTGTCCTGCATTAGGTCCTCAAATTGTGGGCCGACTTGGAAGTATGAATGCTCAGGACTAAACAAAACCTTTTGCTTTCCTGGGTTAAATTGCATACTCTCCGGTATGTCGTCGGGTAGTGTTATGTCTCCGTCCGGAGTAGCTACCGCCTCAGACTCTTGCAATATTTCACAACGGCAATTCCAGCCATTCGGTACCGCGTGAGTGTTCCAGAAAGGGTCGTCTACTGGTTTAATTACTCCGTCTAGTGCTTTGTGTGAGGACCTTACCCGCTCGTCTCCTGCCGTGTCATACCTCAGCATAGGGAATACCTCTTTTTCTTTTTCAAATTGCTGCCACTTAGCCGCCGCCTCTGCCGTATTGTGGGCCTGTGTCATTTCGGTACGTAGCCAGTTTTTATTGAATTGGTCAAAAGTAGCCGCCGCCTTTTTCTTAAAGTCTGCAAAGCTCCTAAAGTTGCCGTTTTCATCTACTAAAAAGTCCGACATTGTTCTTACCTCCTGGAAGGTTTTAGCCCCGCTAAATACGTAGGCATTATTACGCAAAGCCCTAATAAAGTCGGGGTTGGCTATTTCCGGTATTACCTTAGACTCTGCTATTCCGTCTAGCATAGATTTTACTAAGCGGTCCGCAGTTTCTAAATATAAAGCCTTTGGTAGTTTTTCAAGCGTGTATAGGCCGGTATGTACCCCCGCTATAATCTGGTCTATAAAATCGTCGTCCCATTCCTGGGGCGGTGTGTCGCTTAAATCTATAGTATTACATACCTCGCAGCTATTTAAGCCCGTGAAAGTCTCGTAATTCTCTAGTGAAAAGAGTTTTTTTTTTAATGCGTTTTCTACGTCCGCTGGTTCTTTTGTCTCCTCTACTTCTATAGGTTCGTCTATTGGCGTGCCGTAAGTAGTGCTAAAATACTCTTTAGGTACATTAAAGCCGTTTTTTACTAGCTCTATGTCTATTTTAAACTGCTGCTCTTTTGTAGTGTTCTCTTTGTCGTCAAACGTCCAAACTCCCGTTATATTAAAATCGTGGTAAGTGTTTAAAAATGGTATAAGTTTATTATTAACTAAATCCGTAATAAAAAACGCGTCCTCTTTATTTATAGCGCCGCTTGTTCTTTCGTGAACCTCAGACTGTGAGCGACTGCTCCCGTCGTCCATAGTCATAGTAGAGCCTAAAATTAATTTGCTTATCTCGCTATTAGTTCGTTCTATTAACTCATTGTAAACGTTGTGCGAGTCGGTTTTATTATCCCTAATAAACTCTAAACTATCCCCCTCGTCAAAGACTCCAAAAGCGTTGCGGCCCATGTTGTCCAGCATATCGTACATATTATCACGTAAAGTCTCGTCTGTTACGTTAGTCTTTCCAAATCTAAAAGGAGTGCCGAAAAGCTCCGCGAACTCAGTCCAGGAGCCTAAAGCCGTCTTTTTAAAGATAATTAACGGGGCCGCCTTCATTAATAAGCCCATGTCGTTAGACTTTCCTACCCCTATAGACCAACCTAAAAAAGGGTTTTTATTAATAGGCATTAGTTCCGTCGTGTCGTATGGCGATTTTCTAACCGCTGCCTTTTGTGGGTAAACATATTCTCTATTAAAAACGTCTACGCCTTCAAAGAATTTACCTTGTCTGTCTCCGAAAGTTATAAGGCTATAGCCGTAAAACTTAGACTCTAAAGCCAATTTAATAAAATCCCTAAACCACTCAGAGGCAAATATATTACTTTCGTCCTCTATTTCGTCGCCCTTTTCGTCTATTACTTTAAAGTCTTTAGAGGAGGTCCGGCTTATCCTAGCCTCTATAGTAGCCGTTAAGTGAGCATCTATTACGATGTCGTTATATACTCGTATTAAATCTATTGTAGTGCTATTAAAAGGGTCTTCAAAGGCATCTATCCCCTGTTTCCAGTTGTCCAGCTCTTGATTAAACCTGTAAACCTGTTGCTTTATCGTCTTTTTTTTAAGGTTAGGCGCTTTTTTTACCGGCTCTTTAGTGTCCTTAAAAATATTTGTAATCTTATCTAAAATACTCATAGCTTAGTAATTTTGTGAGCCTTTTTTTTGATTAGACCCCCACCTCAAAGGCCATCCTTGCTGGTTTTCTTCGTCGTTCTTATCCAACGAAACGTTAATTTTGCCCCCGTAAACGTCCTCTAGCCACTTCTCGGCCGTCTCCATACCTTGTACTCTACCTTCCGGCAGTACGTCAGTATAAAGGCGCTCGAATAAGTAATATATTGATAAGTTAATGCAATGTTTTAAAAGGGACCTATTGCGGTCCGGGTCTATCTTAGATAGTTCGCTAACCGTGTCTACCCTCTGGCTTATCTTCTCAGTAATTCGCTCCTCTGCGTCCTTAATTGCTTCAACTACTAGCGCGTCGTTATTGTCTGTTAACTGGTCAATAGTAGACTCGTCTATATACCTTAAAAGGTCCGTTTTATCAATAAAAGCCATGTTTTAAAAGCGCTTTTTAGGTTTTCTACTACCAAATATAGGCTTTTTTATAATACCGCCCCTAATAAAGCGGTCAAATTGTGGGCGAAATATCTCGCAGTAAAGATAGTCGTTAGCGTCGGAGCAATGTCCGTATTTCTCAAATCTTACCTTGCTGGCTTTGTCGGTCGTCTTTTCTTTGAATTTTAAGCCGTCCGCCGCCTCTTTTAAATATAAGTAGTCCGCTACTGAGTTAGTGCAATCCTCGCCTATTACTATTTTAGCATCCTTAATATTTCCGGCAAATATTTGATTAATAAACTCGCCCCGGCTTTTTACTCCTGGGTTTCTAGTAGGTAACCGCTCGCTAGGTCTAAACTTAGCAAGGTAATTACTAGCTAAAGTAAAGAAGTTTTCGCCCTTCTCTAGCTTAGTGTCCTGTTTTTTACTGGTCCTATCGCCGTAAATATAAAGCCCCTCCTTATGCTCTGCGAATTGCTTGCTAAACTCCTCGCAGGTTGTTCGTAGTGTATTTCTAGGATTTGGTAGACATATTTCGGCTATTTGTCGAATTTCCGTTACCCCTTCCAGCGTCTCGGCCTGGTGTATTGTCATAGTTAAATACGGGTTAACGTTTTCATCTAACGAAATATGTAGCGGCAGCCATGAACAGTAAGCCGTTTTATCTACGTGGCTCATTTCAAAGGTTTTATAAAACCTATTGCCCACCTCTTTATTACCCCATAGTCCCAATGTGTAGACCTTATAGTAATAGGGGCTAGTACGTTTAAAATCTTCGTAGGTAGCCTTAGTTACCGGGGGTAAGTGAGGATTATCTTTGTACGTGCTATGTATTGACGTGTAAGAGTAGTCTACTACCTTTTTAAGTCCTTTAATTTCTACCTCTACCGATATAGTAGAGCGAAAATTTTTCTCGTTTGTATGGCTAAAAAACTTTTTGTATATCCAAAAATCGTTAAAATTAGGCGTTTCTGCCTCTGGGTTAAAGCTAAATATTTCCTGTAAATAGTCCGCTTTATTACTCCTTACCGTTGTTGTAACGGTGTTAAAGTCCTCCTCTGTCATATCGTTGCCCTCCTCATACCAGACAAAAGTAGGGTTGTCAACTCCTTTTATTTTTTCGGCCTTATCTAGGCCCCTAGCTATAACTCTGTTGCCATTTATACAAGCAATGGACAAAGGGCTAACCGTAAACTTAAACAAAGACTCTAGGCCCATGCTATATATTTCGTTCTTAATCCCTTCGTACTGGCTCTCTTTAATCGTGTCGTAAACTTTACGCACTAAAATACCCTTGAAGTAATTAGCCGTTAGCATCCTAACAATTATTTTTTTTTGTGTGCTATCGGTCTTACCGGACCCTCTGCCGCCCCACATCAAAATGTAGCGGTCCTTATTATCTAGTAGACCAGCAAAAGGAGGGTTAACCATTTCGGACCAGGCGGGAAACTCTACCTCTATAGCCATCTACTTGTTACCTCCAAATTTAACCTTAATAGTAGCTTTGCCGCTTTCGTCGTTGTTAAATGCTCCCGTATGACGCGCTAACATTTCCAGGGCCTTTAATTTGTGGCTACTATCTAGTGTAAAGTCTCCTAGTTTGTCCTTATAGGTAAGGCCCATTTTAGCTAATTCAGCAACAACCCGCTCGGCCGAAACCTCTAATTTATCGGTTGTTTTCTTAGTCAATTTTCTAATTTCGTCCTGTATGTATTGTTTTGTGAGGGTTTCGTAAGCCGTGGCTCTTGCGGTCTTTTTAGAATATCCAGCCGCCTCTGCCGCCCTCGTTCCGTTAAAGTCTATAACGTACTCTTGACAAAATCTCTTTTGCTTATCTGTTAACTTTATTTTATCTGCCATAAGTCATAATTTTATATGTCTAAAACCATTTTTTAACGCCTATAAAACTTTTATCTTTATCTCATGCTAGAAGATTTCCCAGACATAGACATTACTATAGGCCACAACGTTTAAGAGCGGCTAACGCTTTTACTCGTCCCGTTACTATCAAAACCTAGTAAAGCGGGCGCCCCTATCCCTTTAGTCATTACCTCGCCGCAGTCCTCGCAGCTTATAACCTCGTCCGGGTTTCTTACTAACTCGTCCAGCTTTACGCCGCCGCAATTATCACATGAATAGTCAAAAATAGGCATTTTACATTTTTATTAAAGATAGGTATTTTTTAATTAATTCTATAGCCTGTTCCGAATTGTCGGCCCATTCTACGCAATTACCAGCGGCTTTTAGTCGGTCCATCTGCTTTAATTGTGAGTTTCTCGGCTTTTCGCCTGGTTTCTTCATTTCAATATAAAGCGCTCCAAAGTCGCCACGAGGTAAGGCTAGGGTAAGGTCCGGGTTGCCCTTAACAAGTCCTAAAGCTAAAAGTTGAGCGCCGTTAACTTTATTTCTGGGGTTACTAAAATTGTGGTAGAGTAGTCCTCTAAATTCTTTGTAGGTATTCCAAAACCATAGTACAACTTCTGCCTGGTGTTTTGCTTCGCTTTTTTCCATAATGTGAATATAATACTTTTTTAAGGTAATTCTCGGGTTACAGAGTCAAAGGCCTGAAAATAGAACTCTGTAACCGCTGAAACCCCTACTACCACGGGGTTTAGGGCTTCGGTTACAGAGTGGGGCAAAAATTAGCATCTTTAAACCCTATATATATATGTGTGTGTAAAAGTGTAACTGCAAAATATAGTGAAAACCTTTTTCTCTAGGTAAATACTATAAACTCTGTAACTCTGTAACCTTTTTTACTGTATTGGTTGGTGCTAAAGGCTTTCAGACGGTTACAGAGTCAAAAAAAAACTTTTTCACTCTGTAACTCTGTAACTGGGGATCCTTGAAAATCAGGCACTTACAAAAAAGCCCCATTTAAGGGGCTAAAAAAAGTTACTAAAAAAGACGTAAAACTAGAACGCAAAATTTTCGTTTTCTTCATTTTTTGGATTATAAAGCTCCTCGGCGTTTTTCTTTTCATCTAAAGCAATTACCTCATAAATTCGCTTAGTATTGCCAAACATTTTAACGCTTTTTTGGTCAAAACCTAGCGCTTTTAATTCTTGTCCTATTTTCCAAATGCTTAATTTTTGCCCTGTCTGCTCCTCTATATTTGTTTTAATCTGGGTTGCTGTTAGTTGTTCTATTACGTCTGGCCCTTTTTTATACTCTGGGGTCTTATAAAATTGGCTAATTAATTCGGATTCACTTCTAATTTGCTCAAATTCTCTAGTATTTTTGTTAAGTTTTTGGACGTCCTCGCCTGTTAGCTGCCAGTTATAACCGTCTTTATATAAATTATAAGCCTCTACTATTAGGTCTTTTTTATTTATTGAGTTATAAAGGTCGTGGTTAATGCTTAACACGTTTATAGGTATTATACGTCTATTTCCTGTAGGGTCGTTTAATACTAGTTCATCGTTAGAAGTCCCGCATAGGACCGCTAAACGCTTTAATCTAACGTTTTTACGGCCGTAAGGCTCCCTTAATGTAAATTCGTCCTTACTGGTTAACTCCTTTAGTCTTTTAGCCTCTTGCTTAGACTTACCGCCCAGCTCGTCGTCCATTATTAGGAGCTTTTGAGTCATTAATATTTCATCGTCTTTTCCTGCGTCTAGTTTACTCTCTGCGTAATACGGTTTAAATTCTTTAGGCAATAGCCGTCTAAAAAATTCGGTTTTCCCTGTGTTCTGCCCTCCTGTAAGTACTAATAATAAGGGGCTATGTTGTTTATATATTGATGCAATAATACCGACGAACCATTTTTTTACAAAAAGAAATTTGTAACTAGGGTCTACGTCATCCACTTTTAACCCCGTGTCTGTCTCTATACATTCGGCTAACTTATCTATTAATCCTGTGGGGTTGTCTCCGCTATGGGCCTCTAAAAAGTCTTGTAAGGGGTTATATTCTGGTATAAAGTCGGAGGAAATTAACCGCTCTACGGTGTCGTATGCTATTTTTTCGCTTACAATTCTTTGCACCTGGAAGTAGACCGAGTTATTAAACACGGTATCTACTTCTTTGCCGTTGTTTTCAATATACCTATTAATCTCGTTTCTTTTAAGGTTATAGTTATTGGTTATAAACATTTCCAGTTTTTCTAGGTTGGTTAGGTCCTCAGTTAATTTGAGGTCTACGCTGGAGTCGTAAACTTTATTAATTAGCTCCTCGCTTTCTTTTTCTGTTATTCCATCTATTTTAGTTAATAGTTCTTTTACTGACTCCGCGGACCGTCCGCCCCTTTTTGCTTGTTTTGCTGCCGCTACTATGTGTTTAGTTTTGGGGCTAACTAGGTTAAGGTTAGCCTCTTTAGCGTAGTGAAATAAAGTAGCTATATTTATGCCTCTACCTTCGTGTTTTAGGCATTTATTATATTGTTTATCGCAGTCCTCGGCTTTGTATTTATCATAATATCTACTTATAGAGTGGTAATAAGGCCGTCCGCTTTCGCCCATTTCTGAGGCGAGGGCAAAGCCTATTTCCAGCCAAATATCGTAGGACCCCTTAGTAATGTCTAGGTTGTTGTCGTTAATCTGTTCTATTAAAAAGTCTATGTCTGAGGCTCCGGTTATTATTTGCGGCAATTTATTAACCGGTACTTTTTTAACTTTTTTAAGTACTATTTTAAATTGTTTAGCGTTTGTATTAACGAACGCCTGGGAGTCATTAGACACAAATCTAGCCCTCGCTACGTCTTTACAAGCCTTATCTAGGCTTATGCTATACTTTTCCATGTAGTAAGCCTCTAGGCTTAAAAAATTATCTAAGTGTTTAGCTGGGTCTATTTGAACTAACACGGCTATACCTCTACCGGATGCGGACTTAAAAGCTCCGTAGGTATGGGGGTCGTTTATTACTTTGTTCCAGTCCTGGGCTAGGTCGTCTATTTCGTCAATATCTAGGCAAATAAAGCCGGAGTGTTTTACTATTTCCGAGTTAGACCGCTTTTTAAAAGTGCCGCTAATTGTAACATATGGTAGTGTCTTAGTTTTTAAAGCTCCTCTTTTTTTCTTGTCTGTCTCTTTGTTAATTGGGTCTATTAACCTTGCCCAGGTCCCCGCTTTTACGTTGTTTAAAAACTCTAGTATAGATGTTTCAGAGTCCGGGCTTGTTTGCTTAATGTTATTAAAGTAGCTTATTTTCATAGTTTGATTTTTAAAGGGTTTTAAAGGTAGTTATTTTTTTATAATTAATAGCGCTAATAATAAAAGAGCAGCGGGCAGCCATATAGGTAAAAAAACCATATACCACGAAAGGACGGCCCACCCTTCCATTTTAAAAATTGCTAATATTAGGCAGCATCCAGGCCCTAATAGATATTTGTTTATTTCTTTCATATTTTAGTTATTAGTAATATTAGTACTATTTCCAACGTGTAGAATGTTTCAATCATTTTTTAATGTTAACTTTTCTCTATTTTCTTTACACGTTTCTGTTTATGTGTAAAGTTTTTTAGGTCTTATTTAGTCAATAACTAATATTAAACGCCATTAAAACGGCTTTTACTGTTGTGTTAGTGGTAATACTACGTTAACCTTTCATTAGCAATATTATAGTAATGCTCATCTAATTCTATTCCTATGTATTGTCTTTTTGTTTCTTTACTTGCTATTGCAGTAGTACCTACACCTAAAAATGGGTCTAAAACTATCTCATTTTCTTTACTGCTATTTTCAATCAATACTTTCATTAAATCAATAGGCTTCTCTGTTGGGTGTATTGGCTTGCTATCTTCTCCTTTTGTTTTTGTGTTTGGGTATTGTAATAAATCACTTGTTCCGCAATTATTTATCCTTACAAACTTTCCTTTTCGCAAGAATAAAACAAACTCAAATTGGCTCATATAAGCTTGGCTCATTATTTTATTATCCTTTGCCCATACCATAGTTTTAACTAAGTTGAAATCACTATCATTCACAGCATCTAAAAAAGGATAAAGATTTTTATTATTGCACATTATGTAACAATGCCCTGTATCTTTTAAAACCTCATAGAGTTTTGGCAACCATTCTTTAATAGTTAAAGTGTTTTCTTTAAATACTTTCCCTTTTCTCATTTTATCGTCAAGCATCATACCTCCAGCATTAGTATAACCTCCCCTTGTAGTTACTTTGTATGGTGGGTCTGTTGCTATCAAATCAACTTTGTATTCTTTTGCTATCATCCTATCAAGTATTTCAATAGCATTATCATTAAATATTTTATTCATTCTATTTAGTTTTTCTGTTAATAATCCGTACTATGCACAACAACATATAAGGTACATTAAAACGCCATTGAAACGGCTTTTACTATTGTGTTATGTTTTATTGGTTAATCCTTTATAAACTTCAACGGCTTCAATCCATTTAAAATACTCTTTTGAATATTTGTTATCGTTATGTTCTTTTTTTATAGCGTCTTTAAACTCTTTCAAAGTTCCTTTAAAACATCCACAAACTATTTGCTCTGTTTCTTCATTCCAATAATAGGTTGTTTGTCTCTCTCTTGACCCTATTTTATTTGATGTTATTCTTTGAGGGTTGGTTTTAAAATCACTGCAATCACTGCAAGAACGGCAAGAACGGCAAGAACTGCAATAACGGCAATAACGGCAATAACGGCAATCACTGCAATCACTGCAATAACTGCAATCACTGCAAGAACTGCAAGAACTGCAATCACTGCAAGAACGGCAAGAACGGCAAGAACTGCAATAACGGCAATCACTGCAAGAACTGCAATCACTGCAAGAACGGCAAGAACGGCAAGAACTGCAATAACGGCAATCACTGCAAGAAATGCAATCAATGCAATTAATACAGTTAAAACAATTAATTAAAGTTTTGCTTAACTTCTCCGCTTGTTCCTCTGTGTAAATGTCGCAATCCCACTTGTTATTGTTTAAATCTGTCCAATAGTTGTTTGTCTTTTCCATTTTATTGTGTTTTATTGGTTAATTTACCGCAATGTATAAAACTTAATACTTGTTACAAAATAAAAAGTAACTTATTTGTTGTACAATTTATATTGAACGTGAGCCCACCCGTTAGAATACCCCATTTTTTTTGCGTGTTCGTGTAACTCTGTTCTAGTTTTACCTCTAGGTTCAAATTTAACCGCCCCGCCTCTATTGCTTTTTACCTCTGTAAATTCGGCTTTTAATAATTCTTTTTTCTTGATATTAAAAGGCTCGCCACATTCGTTACAAAGTTTAGCGCTTACCGGGTTCATAGCCTCGCACTCCTCGCAAATTTTAACCGGGGCCACTCCTGCGGACTTTCTTCTTTTTTTCTCTAGCGTCCAATTTCTCGCGTCCTCCCATAGCCCATGCTCGTAGCAATTAGCCCCCATATCTATTACTGTAAATCCTTTTTTACCTTCAAAGGTCCGAGAGCCTCTGCCGCACATTTGCAGCCATAAAGGTAGGCTTTTAGTAGCTCTATTTACTATTATTGCCTCAATGCTCGGCTCGTCGTACCCTGTGGTAAGTACTGAGCAATTAGATAGAATATTAAAAACGCCGTTTTTAAAGTCTTGTAAAAGCTGTTTTCTCTGTCGGTCTGGTGTTTTCCCGTCTAGGTGTCTAGCGTCGTACCCTGCCGCTTTTAGCGCCTCTACTGTTTTTATAGAGTGTTCCACGTTTACATTAAAAATAAGCGTTTTTTTATCCTTTGCGAACTTTTCCCAGTTAGAAACTAGGCCGTCGTATAGGGCGGACTTATTAAACTCTTTATAAAGGTCCCCGTTATTGTAGTCTCCTCCTGTCATTTTCACGTCGCTAAAGTCTATTTTAGCGGCGAAAGTTCTACAAGGGACTAGATACCCCTCAAATAATAAAGCGTTAATAGTGGTAGGCTCTACTATTGCGTCGTAATATCCTGCTAGTTCGCCCTGTTTTCCTGTTCTAATTGGCGTCGCGGTTGCTCCTATAAAAAAGGGGTCCTGGAAGTCCTCGCGGTACTTAAAAATAACTTTGTCAAAAGTTTGTTTGTGGGCCTCGTCCATTATAACGATGTCTACCTCTGGGAGTCCTCGCCTCCTTAAAGTATCTACACTAGCTAAATAACAGTTATTCGGGTCCTGTGGGTAGCCTGGGGCTATAATAGTAGGACTAAGCCCTAAAAGGTTAAGGTTGTATTTAGCCTGACTAATTAGCTCTTTACGGTCGCAGACTATCATAATTTTAGCCCCTTTTAATATTGCGTTTTTCGCTATAGTGGTAAAAACTACGGTTTTACCTCCTCCTGTAGGTATGCACAAAAGGACGGCTTTTTTACCTTGTTTAAAATTAGCTCTAAGGCTTTGAATTGCTTGTTTTTGGTATGGTCTTAGTTTCATTTTACCCCATTTTTAATAAATAAATATTCCTTCTCATTATCAAACTCAACTAAAGGCTCGTCTGGGTATTGGTTGTAATTTCTTAAATAGTGGTCTACCATTATAAAAAGTTCCTCTTTTTCTTTTGTAGCCCTAACGGGGGTAACTTTTACCCCCATAGAATTTAAGACCACTTCGCCAGCCTTTACCTGGTCCACGGCTAAAACTCCGCCTATATTATTACGGAAGTAGTTAACCATAGCGTTATACTTTTCTCTGTCTATCCCTAAAGCCATTTATTTAGCCTTTAGCTCGTTAATAAGTTCGTTATAGTATATTTGCGCGTACTTATGCCGTTTTTTAATTTCGGCCTCGTCTGAGTCCTCTAAAACAATTTCCGAGGAGGTAGTAATATACTTTACTTTTCCAATTTCGGGGTTGTATTGGTGTATGCTTTTATTGTCCCATGTAGAGAGTAAAGGCTCCGGGGTTTCTGTAAAGCAATAATCTACAAAAGCGCGTTTATACTTCCAAAGTATTAAATATCCTTTTTGCTGCCAAATGTAGCCGGACTCGTCCGCTTTTTTATCTACGTCCTCTGTAAAAGCTGGGAACGTTTCCAGGCTCCAGGCGTTTTTAATATCTCTTATAGTTTTTTCTTTTTTATTATCAAGGTCGCACTCTCCAGTAAGAAAAGCGTTTGTTTTCCTTACTTCGTTTTTAACGTAGTCGGTCCCTAATTTATCGTTAAGCAACTCTATAGCCGTGTCCTCGTTTTGGTGTCCTTTATCAAAGTATTTGCTTTTTATTTCTGAGTCGTAGCCGTAAAAGAATTTTTTAGCCTCCTCTTTTAGCCATGTTTTACACGTTTGAGAGAGTATAACTACGTCTTTTACTTTTTTTTGCTCTATAGCTAGTAGGGTTAACTCTGAGATTTTAGCCGCCTTATTTGCTGCCGTCTTAGTCTCTTTGTTTTTAATTTCTTTATACTTTGCTCTTTCGGACTCTAGGGCCTCTACTGTAGCCTCGTATTTTTCTAAATTTGTTTTCCCTGTTGGGTTGCTCATTAACTTAAAAAGGCTAGAGCATCTAATTACTAATTTTTCCATTTTCTTGTTTATAATGTGATTAAAAAAGGGCGGCGCTTTACCGCCCTGGTAACTCTAAAAAGGTAAGTCCTCGGTTTCTTCTTCAACTTTAGGCGCTGGCTTAGTCTCTGCCTCTGGCGCTACCGCCCCGCTAAAAGTCTTAGCAATTAAAGCCTCGTAAAACTCTAATTGGTCCGTATCGTCCCATACCTCCTGGCCTTTAATTTTTACTTTTTTCATTTGAGGCAGCCCGTTAGGGTTGTCTTTTGTAAACTGAGACTCTAATTTAACGCCGTCCTGGTAAGGTACTAGGTACGTGTTAGTCCGTCCGTTCTCTTTGTTTAAGATGCTAAAGCCTTTTAAACAAACATCTTTAGCAAAGTCAATAACTGGAAGTCTTGAAAGAAAACCTTTAGCTGGTCCGCTTGATAACGATAAGCTAATTTTTACTTTTTTATCTGGCTCCTCAACTGTGGACACGTCCATAAAAATGTTTAATTTTTGCCCGTACTCTGTGGACTCTGTTTTTAAGTCAATAATTTGCCCTTCGTAGGTGTCATAGTTTAACTCATGTACTACTTTACCAGCGTTAGGCCCTTTTTTTAGTTCCCTCTCTACTGCTCCTGTAGTGTTTTCGTCTACTCTCTCTACGAATTTACCCGCCATAAAATTTAGGTAGGTTAAACCTCCGTTTTGTGTGTTTTGCGCTCCTCGTGCCATTTTAATTAAAATTTAATTGTTTATAAATTGTTTTTGGTACTCCTTAAC